ACATGAAGATAAAAACATTTTACCTTTTATATTTAAAGAACATAGCCATCAAACTAACATGATGCGTCAAACAATTACTGAAGTTAAAACACCTCTATTACTTTATGTTGAAGGTGATGCTCCTTTGACTCCAGACATGCCAGTAGACTGGGATAAGTGCTTGGACATGTTTGAATATAATAAAGCAAACACTATTCGTTTTCATCATGAATCATTCATACCAAAAGATCACGAACATCTTATGTTTGGTTTAGAAGATGGGTTTATGAAAACCATACAATGGAGTCAGCGACCACATTTAAGTAGAAAAAAATATTACAAAGACATTGTGCTTCCAAGATGTAAGGATAAATTTTTTATAGAAGATACATTTCATGGAGCAATTCAAGACGATATATCTCCATATGAAGTATTTAATCAAGAAGGTTGGGATATGCATAAACTTTGGATTTATCACCCTGAAGGTAATATTAAACGTTCTTACCATTTAGATGGTCGTCAAGGTACCCGAAAATTTACGGTAGACGATGAAACTTGGGGGTATAAAGAATGAGATTAGGAATCATAGCAAGATCAGACAACACTGGACTTGGTAATCAGACTAAAGAGTTAGTTAGTATGCTTAATCCTGATAAGATTCTTTTAATTGACTCTACCCCCTTTAATAACAACAAACAGCATCCAGAGTGGTATGACCAATACAGTTGTATTAAGACACAGGGCTTTCCTTCTGTTCAACAAATAAAAATGTTTTTGGGAGATGTAGATGTTGTATTAAGTTGTGAAACATTTTACGATCAAAATTTTATAAGGTTTGCAAATAAACGTGGTGTAAAAACCATTCTTCAATATAACTATGAACTGTTTGGTCACTTATCAAACCCAGAACTCCCCTTACCAACGGTATTGTTATCGCCTAGTTTATGGCAAATTGAAACAATTCAAAGCATGTTTGGAAATAGAACAAAAGTAATTCATCTTCCGCCACCGACTACTCCTGAGTTATTTACAACTGTAAAAAATAATAACATTTCTAAATCACATAACAGACTATTACACATTGCTGGTAAGAAAGCAGCCAAAGATAGAAATGGTACTGAAACTGTAATTAATATGTTGAAACACTCTAAGGCTGATTATGAATTGGTAATTAGAAGTCAAAGTGAAATAGTAACTAATGTAACAGACTCAAGGCTAAAGATTGAAATTGGCAATCCAGAAAACAGGGAAGACCTGTATAACGGTTTTGATGCTATGGTACTACCTAGACGATATGCAGGACTGTGTTTGCCAATGAATGAGGCTTTGCTTTCTGGTCTTCCCGTTTTTATGACAAATGTTTCACCCAATAATCAGATCTTGCCACAAGATTGGTTAGTTGAATCAGACTCTATAGGTACAATTAGAACAAAGGTTAGGATTAATTTGTTTGAAGCAAATAATGTTTTGTTAGCACAAACAATTGACAAGTATATGTCTATCAATGATAAAACTAATTATAAAAAACAGGCTTACGAGTTAGGGTTTAATAACTTTGCACCAACAATATTAAAAGATAAATACCTAGAACTTATTGCTCAAATCTAGTTTTTTTGTTAAACTTGTCTTTAAGTATTTTATTAAATATACTATTAAATGAACTGTCTGCACTAGACAAATATGTATGATCATCTATGTTTAAATTATAAGACTTAAGAACTAGTGGTCCAGAATTATAAACCTTAACGTCTTCCATTTGTGTGCCACCAACATCAAATTTGTTTCCATATATAGATCTCCATAAAAATTGATCTAAAAGTTCTAAGACTATTTTTAATTTTTCTTTTTCCATAATCATTGGAACGTGAAGTTCATAGTCTAGTGGATTTTCAAATCCCAACGCTTTAAGTTTTTTATATGTGCCTAAAAGTTTTCTGGTGTACTGAGAGTTGCCATTTAATTTTTGATATAGGTTTATTTTATCTAACAGAAAACCACTGTGAAAATTTTCTATTCTGTCTATTTTTTTAATAATGTAGAAGTCATCATTCATTAAGATAAATGATTCTGATATTTCTTGTGAAAAACAAATTGTTTCTAAATTTTTTACAGCATTTTTATACTTTGACTCTTTTTGTTCTACTTTTATGTAATTGCCAACATACCAATCAGGTTTACCGCCAACAACCCAGATGCTTGCTTCTGGAAAACTTTCAACGACAGATCTAATTGAATATTTTAACTCTTCGTTTATTCCATCTTTACATATATATACAAAGTCCATACTTCTCCATTATAAAAATTAAGAAAGGCGAATCTATTTTAGTAAATTCGCCTCTCCTAATTAACTAACTACTTCTTTTTAGCAGCAGCCTTTTTCTTTGCTGGAGCCTTCTTAGCAGGTACAATCTTGCTAAGTGCATCCGAAACGGCACCTGTATCTGGCAATACGCCAAATGCTTTGTCATTAGGATTGAGTGCTCTCAATGCAACGGGCGCAAGAGCAGCAACTAGTGCAGCCCAAAGATCTTTTGGATCTGTTACGCCAGCCATGTAAAGTGCAATTACTGAACCAAGGACAGATCGTCCGTATGATGCTAGCATTGCCTTTGCCTTATCGTTTAATAAGTTATTCATTATTCCTCCTAGGATATAACTTGTGTTAGTGTTTTATAGCCAATCCATAAACCAATAATTCCTGCGACTCCCGCAAAAACTGGTGGTGCTGGTACTGGCAATTTGAATGCTGCGAACACAACACCGCATCCAAAACCTGTGATAATTGATAACAGAACATCTTTCATGTTATTTTTTCCCTTGATCCATTTCTGGTAAAAGCGCTAAAAGTTTATCAGAATAGTTGTTCAAACCTTTTACCTTTAACTCATCAGAAACCTCTTTAATGGTTTGTTGTGACTTTTCAATGTATTCAAATGCCCAGTCTCTGGAGTCAGATAGAAATTTTATAAAGTTTTCTTTATGTAGTGTATCGTCAGACATGTTGATACCACTACTGGATTGAGAGTTTAATTCTTCAAGTGCCCTGTTTTTTATAAAAAGTTCAGCCAATAATAGGTTAGATTTTTTTAGTTTATCAAGGGTTGCCCAATAAGATAGTCCAAAAGAAAAAGACAGGGTGGCAAAAAATATCAGAAACATCATCTCCATACTATCTATTGTACTCCATTCCGAATAGCATGAGTTGTCCAATAATATAAACACTTATCGCAACAAGGTTCGTTGTACTCACTCTTAGTATCTTTATAAAACTCTGCATAATAAATATGATCTTTACGATAAAGATTGGCTCTATGGGTAATATTTACACGATTTACATGAGATGCTTTACTCCAGACTGGCTTATTAGTACCCCACAGATGCCCAGAAACGGCCTCCAGAGCCTCTATGTTGGCCTCATTCTTATCTGTCTTAATACCTCTAAGGCTAGCCTCTTTAATCATGGCTTTTGTGTATACTCTTAATGATTTTTCAGCGTTCTTCCACATCAATACCGCTGGGTGGTTGCGCCATGCACCTGAAGCGGATTGACCAGACAAAACTTTAAGTATTTGGTAGGACTCTAATATCTGTTTATTTAAACGTTTATTGTCAAGAGTCTCAGCACATTGATCAAAATTTTTGTATGGTAAAAAAGTTTGCATTAATCATCTTCTTCAATGTCAAATAAATCTAAATCTGATAACTGACTAAGCCTTGAAGCAAAGAACAGACTAATTGCAACAAGAGCAGATATTGTTGACAATATTAATATAATTATTTTCTTTTTCATTTTGAAATTGTTGCTCCACACCTTAGACAAGCATTATAACTTTTTCCAGTAAATGGACATGACCCAGCGTCAATAAAGTTGTGCGATTTTATCTTACAAATAAAAAATAATGCAATTTGTTTAATCATTTTATTGCCTCTCTGGTTATTAAAACGATTGCTCCACATTCTTCTAAAGCCTTTTTTAATTTTACAACATACTGAAGTGCTGATATTTTATCATCATGAACCATGTGTAAAAACTTTTTTTCATCTAATTTTATCGTAAGGAAGTGCTCGTTGTCAATAATCTCTACCCCAAACCCTTTAGGTGGTGTGATTGAGTGCACAGCCTTACGCATAATATCTGTATACATCTTTATTCCATTGTTAAGGCTTGCCAGGTAGTTGACCAGTCTTGTTTGCTTTTATGTTTATTAAACTCTCTTGAAACTTCTCCACCTTCTAAATAAACACCGCCCCAAACTCCCCACTCTTTTCCTGAAACACCATTGGCAAAGCAAACTTTTCTAACTGGGCACTGCTTACAAAGTGCATCAACTCCATGCCTAGAATCTTCCTGATCTTCATACTTATCAAAATATAAGTTTGTATCAAGACCTAAGCATATAGCCTCATCTTTCCATAAATGCTGTTTCAAGTTTAATCCTTATACTTATTTGGTATATCCCAACCATTACGACCAGGCTTATAAATTCTATGTAAATACCACTTGTTTTTTACTCTAATG